TCCAAAGGTAGATGGTATCAGAAGATACCTGCTTACCTGTCAGGGGAGTGCTGGTATAGGACGTATAGATATTCAGAGTGACGGAACGATAAACTACGTATCTGGTGGAACTGGCTGGTTTTCTATTGATGGTGTAACCTTTTTTGCAGAGGCATAACGATGGAAGAAGGCGTAACATACTTATTTACCCAAGGGGTACTGGGCGTAGTTGTTGTGGCCATCGCTATCGTTTGCGTTAAGCTTTATAATAAGATTGATAAACAGCAGACGCGAATAGAAGAGTTACAAGACCTACGTTTGCAGGATATCAAAGACATTAAGGACCAGTTATCCGAGATATTGCAGGGTAACACTGATGCTTCACGAGTACTTGCTGAGAAAATTGAAGCAGCTAGGAGACCATAATGGGACTCTTTCACCGTAAGAAGCCGACTAATATAGAGATACGCCAGAAACATCAGGTGGATATTACTGTGGGCAAAAAAGCTAATCAAGCTATGTTTGATAAGACTAAACAAGCTACAAAATATCTGAACGAAGTTTTGCAGGAAAACCATATCCATATTAAAATATACTCAGCCGTTGGTGGCAAAACAAATAAGAAGGGTATCTAGTGACCGTTACACACGTTTCAGACATAGCGTTAGTACTATTAATCTTGCGTGGTATCACGCTAGTGTTTACTGTAAAAGTCCTTATGGTACAGATTAGAGCCTTCAAGCTTCACGCAGAAAAGGGGGTGGCTAGATTCCGTAAGACGATGCTCGGACTCAGTATAGTATTCTTGCTTGGCAACGTAGCCCCAATCATACTCGACAGTTATTATGCCTTCCTAGAGCGTACCTACGACACCGAAGAGGGTTTGATAATGATATACGCCATCTCTAACGCCATAATGTCTCTCTCAGCTGCTATATTGCTTTGGACTATCTATCGCATAGCTTCTGGTGATGTTGACGAATAATGGTACAATAAAGCTTAAGGAGAACGTATGGCATACGATATCGAAATCAGACTCGCAGCAAAAACAGGTTGGCATACTCCAGCCGAGGCACGAGCGTATTACGGACGCTACTCACGTGACGGGGTGACCTGGCACTGGTGGAATACACCCGACAAGATTACTGACGCTGACCACGACAACATCTGTAACTACATACTGGGAAAAGCAACACGGGGCGAGGGCTCTGTGAACTACGTATTATCAAACAACAAAATTACTCTTCTCGTTAACCCAGACAACGTAGCTTGGGCCTCTCAAGCTGGCAACCCAACAACTGTATCGGTGGAACTGTCACCACACTTGAACGCAGAAGGATACAAGAAGGCTGGCTGGCTCTTCAACGAGTTAGAGGGACGCTATGGTAAGACCCTCAGCCATAAGAAACACTCTGACTGGTTCCAAACAGCCTGTCCTGGCACGATTGACGTGGGCCGTATCGCTGCGGAGGCAAACAAATGGAAGACTGGTGGGTACAACCCAGCACCTATCCCACCGACTACGCCTGTGCCAGTTCCACCGTCTAGTCCGAAGAACATTGACTTCCAGCTATGGAAAGACCCAACTACCTACGTCGTTAACAAGCAACCTACCCAGCTCTGGGATGTGACCAATGTCACAAAATGGAGCGACCCTATCCCTAGTGCCAAGACCTTTAACAAGGGCGAGATTATCGTCATTGTCGGTCAGTTCCATAATGTCGGCTTGAACCGTGATTACTACATCACCAAGTACAGCTTCGACAATCGAAATGCGACTGGCTTTAATGCTGTTGACTTAGACGTATACGCTCCAGTAGTGGTCGTCCCACCTAAGCCACCAGAGCCAGTCCCAGACCCAGACCCAGGTGATGAAACACCTGTGGAACCAACAGACCCTATACCAACACCACCACAACCAGAGCCAACTACACCAGACCCAGAAGCCCCGCCAATATGGTTCATCAAACTGATGAAGGACTTTATTGCGTGGATAAGCGATAAGTTAAAGCTGGGTAAGGAGTAGTATGGTTAACAAAATCAGAAGTAAGCTCGGCTCTTGGCTGTTCGATTTAGCAGCTTTAGTAAGCCCTAATAAGGAGAAATAACGTGGAATCAACTATATTCATCGGTGCAATTATTGCAGGTATAACTCAGGCTATTAAGTCAGTCCTCCCGCAGGTGAAAGGCTGGGTGACAATTCTTATTGCCGTCCTAGTCGGTGTACTTGTAGCCCTCTTGGACGAGGAAATGGGTATCATAGACATAACGGTAGCGCAGGGCATAATGACCGCGCTAGGAACTGTGGGTGTGATGACCGCAGTTGATAGGGTATAGCGATGAAACGGCTGCTAGTCAGCTATCAGGCATAAAAAAACCCCGCTATATGCGGGGTCTTTTTTTCTTGAGTTTCTTTGCTGATTCCAGCTCCTCGAAATAGAGCGGGAAGTAGTACAAATCGTACTTATTCAAACGCGTTACCTTGTTTAACCTAAGTATTATATCAGCTAGAACAAGCGGAACTTATTGTCCTCAGGGTAAGCGTAGTTAAAAACACTTTCAATATCCCTGCGGTAGTCGCTTTCATTTGCCTTAATAGGTAACGTGTGACCCTGTTCTCTCATCTTACGCACCATACGTTCGTGGTCGTAGAACGGACTATGGAAAATCTTGTTAAGAGCTTTACCGAAGTCGTGGCTAGTGATGTCCACAGCTTCACGCAGGTCTGTGTACTGCTCAGCGAACTTGATGGCTTGGTCTTTATCAGGAATAACCATCTCACCACTGGCGTACATACCATTAGCACTACGCTTGGTCATTTTGGTACCACAGAACATCATCGCTAGGGTATAGCTGATGTCGTACTTGTCGTAGTAATGCAGGAACCACTGGTACTCTTTGTTGCCTAGACGGGCATAGCTTTCAGCTATATCGCGCCAGCTCCAGTTTTTGTTGCCTCGGTTGATGTTACGTACGGTGTCAATGGTAGCTGCTTCTTCTACGATGTAGCCTACCTCCCAGCCGAGCACCTTAAGCGCTTCGAGCCTGTGTTGCCCGTCAATTACGTAGCCCTCTTTGTCCACCACTACTGGGAACTGGTCGGTTAGGTTGCCGTTCTCAGTCATCAAGCGGATTAGCTGATTGACGTGGCGCTTGTCTACCTGACGGTTGCCTGGTAGGTCTTTGAACTTGGTGTAGTCGTTCGTCATACGAACGGTACGGGTTGTTAACTTCTCGTCTACTGTGTGATTTTTAAGTGTCTTGCCCATAACTTTACAATCGTCCTTATTTCTTCTTATTAGGTTTAATACAAAACTCTCCGTAAGCAACGGGGTAGTCCTTGCTACCCCACCACTTCTCAGCGTCTATCGCATCTTGTGCAGTGAACTCACGCCCACAAGTATGCTTCTTTACCTTACTGGAGCAATATGCTCTGTCACGGTAGCTAATCATTTCTTCTTCTTATTTGGTGTTAAATCCTTGAACTGCTTAAGCCCCCAATTCTTGCCCTCGTTTATGCGTAAGCAATAGAACGTGTAATTGGTCTTAAGGTCTTTCGGGTTAGCAAGGTCATATTGCACGATGAAGTCCACCTTCTGCAATATGTGTAGTGCCAACTCGACATCTCCTGGTCGTATACCTCGTAACCACATCTGAAGCGTACCGCTCTCAACGTCTTGCTCATCTTGGTTAGCTGAAGCTATCACTCTTAGGATTTCATTTTGAATACGAGTTTGCTCTGAGCCAAACTCTAAGCCCATCATCGTCGTGTAATCAACAGGTACGCTGGCTATGATTTTGTCCTCGTCCTTAAGACGGGTGAACAATTCCATTTTCTCGCCCTCGTCGAGTGCGTTTATTACGAAGATAGGCGAATACATTAAGCGTTGTGCTAACTCGCTTATGGTGTCTTTGGGATACAGCTCGTGCATCACCGCTATTTGCATAGCTATTTCACGTGAAGTGGGTAACATTAGAACTCCTTACTTTCTGCTAATGATTCTGGTGGTTGGCTGAACTTGTGCAAACGCCCAGGTACTGAGATTGCGCTCAACACTTGGTCGTGTAGGCTGTCTTTGATGGTGTCAATCATTTCATCGTCACGCTCAACACGCTCCAGAAAGAAGTGCCCTGAGTTTTCGTTGCCTACTACGTAGTCGCACCACTTACGTCCAGTAGCCCACATCTGCCCTTGCATTTGCAGGTAGTGCTCATCAGGTATTTCACCGCCCCCAACTAACTCGCTGAAGGTCTTGTCATATACCCACTTAACCTCAATTAGGCCGTCGTCACCAACTTCCCCGTCTGGAGAGGCTACGAAGTATGCGTTGTAGTAGCAACCTACACGTCGCACATTGTTGCCAGTTAGTTTCTCGTACTCTGTTACTACAAAATCTTCCATTTCCTGCCCACGGAGCATAGCTCCAGTGACAAAACGGGTGAACGGTACCTTGAACGTACGCTCGAATACGATTTCGTGCTCATAGTCTTTGCGTGCTTGCAGTTTCTTGCCGTCACGCTTGCTAGTAGCCATCCAGCGGTATAGGTTACTAGCCGTACACTTACCCAAACGTGCCTGAATCCATTCAGGGCTACGTTGTGGGGCGTCCGAATAATCGAACTTATGCGGGTCTGTGGTAGCCATTAGAATACGTCTGGCACTTCGTTAAGGTCTAGTACTTCGCCACCCTTTTCTAGGATTTGCTCAACAGCGGTCTTTGGCTTTGGTTTAGGCTCATAACCAAACAGGTTACGGTTGTAGCCTTGCTTGCTCTCGCCAGCTTGGTTGGTGTAGGTGTAGTCAGACTTCTCTACTTGGTAGAAAGCTTCCTTGCCTATAAGCACCTTCTTACACAGGGCTACGAGCTCTTCGCTATTCTTAACCTTGTTAACCATTTCACGTGCAGCTTCGTCTTTACCCTCTAGGGCGTTATGTACGAAGATAGCACGTACGGTGTTAAAGGTGAACTTGATAGCCTTGTCGGTGGTGAACCACATACGGGCGTTACCCTCGCCACCATCAGCGTCCTCAACGGTGAACTCGATGAACTCTTTCTCGTTATCGTTTACACCGCCAGTCACATCAACGATAGATACCTTGTGGATACCTTCGCCAATAAAATTGCCCTGCTCTACTTTGTGCTCGTCTGTAAAATCTGCCATAAACTATTTACCTTCCTTAGATTTAATTGGTTTTGCTGGTGCACCATACCCATTGACTGCGCTAATAACATCCACCAGTACTAGCTCGTCTACCTGCTGAGTGTAAATCGTACGCTCAACGTCCTCGGTCTTTTCGTTGGTGGCGTAGCCGTATGTAGCTTTGCCATCAGCGTCCTCACCAGTCTGGACGTACTCCCTAGTACGAACATCCTCGCGGGTAGTCTGCTTAATTGTTATTAGGTACCCCATTACTTACCCTCCTCAGGTGTTACTTTCGCTGGCTTCGCTGGTGCACCGTAGTACTTGCGAATAGCCTTATCAACTTCTTTCAGGTCGTTCGGGATTGTAGGTGTATCAAACATACCCATTGGGGATTTGACGCCTGTGCCGTCAGTTTGAACCCTAAACACGAACTCGCCATCAGCTGTGATTTCATTGGTCAGTAAGATGTTGGTCAAGCCCTCAAGTACTACCTTGTCGCTTAACATCTTGCCTGTGGTCTTGAAGCGCAACATACCGTCCTCGGATTCTGCTGCGTGCGCCATTATGTAGAAAGTCTGGTCGCTGTCTTTGTCGATAACAGCCTTAAACACTTTGAACATATTCTGTGCCATCTGAGTAAACTTAGCGTAACCAATTTCGTTTACGCGTCCCATTTCCTCGAAGCTCATCAGGTAGTTGGCGTCGTCAATCACGATGATTGGTGCGGTAGACTTGTCTATCGCGTTCAACACATCAGCGTATGACTTTGGGCTCATAGTCGCTATGTCGGTACGGAACGGAAGCTCCTTACCACTAGACAACACTACGCTCGCCTCACCCTTCTTCAGGTTTCGCAAGCTGGATGATTTACCAGTACCAGACTTGCTTATGATTAGAACTAATCGTGCCATATTACTTGCCTACTTTCACTTTAATTTTCTGGGGCTTGGTTTCCACGTACGTAACAGGTATCTGTTTACTCCATACACCCATCTGTTTCAGGGCGTCGTTAACCTGGGCTTGCTTATACAGCAACCGTGCTTTCTTCACCTGTATGCGGTAGTTATACCACGCATATCTCAATTCTTTTCGAGCGCTTTTAACAGCCTCTTTGTATCTATCTTTACCCATATCGTCCTTTCTTAAAAACCCTTAGCTTTT